TGCAATGTCAGTGGCGTCAACGGTTAGTACTGTCATAACCGAAGAACTTGCGGTGATTACCACTGGAACCGCAGCGTTATTCCCATCAGGTTTAATGTACTTGGCCCCAAATGTCGAGCCAAACCCATCAGACCCTACCGAGTTGCTACGGTAGCTCTTCTGAACCGTGTAACTCGTACCACTGCCGGTTGAACGCCACCTTGCGAGAACACCATATCCGGAGCCCCACATTTGGCGGTTGTTCTCAACCATGAAATCCCTCACACAGCCGGTAATTTCATTGTCTACCGCCTTGGCATAAGATCCTTTCTCGTCGCGAGTTGCGGCGATGGTCGGGCCAGTAAAGCTCACTCGCCCATAGTTGTACTTCATCGGGACAGTACAAGTTTTGTGTTTCTGGTAGTTGGCATCCGGAAGATCTCCTCCGTCTGCCCGCGCACCCGTGCCAGTAGTTCGGCCGTAGTGCATGTTAATCGTAGCCTCCTTCCCGCTGACATCTTCTTCATTGGTCTCGAGAATATCAGCCAGAATCGTATCATGATTCAGCTGCTCCCGAATGGCCGGAAGATAGAAGCGTTTTAAGACTTCGTCGTAGGTTGATAGATTCGCATAAGCCATTGGATTTACCTCCTAAGGCTTGAACCCCTCGAATTTGTTAAAGAATGCTTTGGTAGCCTGAACTGGAGTAATCGAGTCCTTCTCACCTTTCTTGAATGAGAGCTTCTTCTCGTGTGAAATTGCGGCAGCTCCGCCTGAAGGGTCCTGTTCAAAGGCCGCATTTTCGTTTGCCTTCTCGATATCAATATTATACTTCTTGGCAAATTCCGCTTCCAGCTCAGCTTCTCCATCCATCTTTTTCTTGCTCCAAGCTTCGGCATGAGCCATAAGACTTTCTGACTTGTCTCGTTCAGCCACGCTAAAGATTCGGACAACATCTTCCTCATTGAGGTTCGTATACTTGCTTTGCATATTGTCGGACAATCTCAGCCGCATGAGATTCACATTATCACTGCGAAGTTTCAAGTTACTCTCTGTTAACGAATCTAATTGCTTCGTCATTGGCTCAAGTAGAGCTTTCATTGTAACTTCCATTTGCTTCGCTCCTGCGGGTGGAGTCTCTCCAGACTTTCCAAATAAGTCTCCGAAACTCTTGTCGTCTCCAGGTTTATCTCCCGGAGCCTTTTGAATGATGGTGCCTTTCTCATCAATGATTCCCTCATCCATGAGCTTGGACATAACCCCAAAGGTGCCTTCTGCATTCTGTAGATACTGCTCTACGCTTACTCCGTAGCGTTCTGCAGCCTGAAGAATTCCTGCCACCTGTTGAGATTTTTGGGTCGAAGCCGCACCTTGCGCAAGCAGATTAGTAATATCGTCTGCTGTAAAGGTCTTCTCCTCCCCGTCGATTTCCATAACTACTTTTTGGTCTTCCTTACCGTCGCCAGACCCTGCTTCACCCCGCTCATTAAGCAGCGGGTGTAGAGCTAGTCTTGCTATCCGGCGGAGACTCAGGTTTTGATTTCTCATTCTTTTTCTTCTCACTTTCATCGGGTTTAAGGGTTATAACCATTGCAGTCAGCCCCCCACTTGTTCTCCAGCGATGGATAAACTGCAGTAACATCCGTGCAAAATCTGAGGCACGATGAATATCAGTGTAGCGTAACTGTCGTTGTGCCTCTATCGGAAGATCCTCAATAGTTCTTCGCTCAATCATCACCTCCTTATGAACCAGCCACTTTTCCTTGGCTAGGATAAGAGTATTAATAAACTCATTCCATGTATCAATAGGAGAAACCTTTTTCATTCGGGTCCACCCCCTTCCTTCATAAAACGTTGTTCCTCAAGCATCTTTTCTCGCATCTGATCAAGAAATTCCTGGTGCCTCATAATATGAGATAAGAACTTCTGCTCAATTTTGATAAAAACTTGTGGTCTGAACAACTTGAGCTTCTGGTAATCAAGTCCCTTCTGGAATCTTCCGTGCTCACGAACATGAATCTCATGGTTGTCATAGTTGTTAACTAACACTATATCAACATCACCTTGACTCAATACATTGTTCTCCCAACGAGAGTACATTTCATCCAGCTTCACATCTCCAAACGTATACTCAATGTTTGCATCTTCCAGAAGGTTCATTACATTTCGTCTAACTTCCGGGTCCATAGGATCTCCGTAGAGTCCTTTCTCATACCGCCTCTCTACCATCATCATACGCTCAACACGAGAATCCGGTAGCGCAGACTCTCGAGCCACATGAACATCAGTGTTATTCCGAAGGTCCGAGCCAATAAACGCAAACACCTCAAACTCGTTATCCCTTCCGACTACACTGATCACCCTCTCCTGAGTGTAACTAAACTGAATTCTCCGAAGGACACGAGTAAACGTATTCTCCATAGCCTCTTCGAATACAGCATGACTTGGAATAGCCCCAAATGAATCTTGCTCTCGAAGCAGACTTACCATCTCTCCCGAACGTAAGTCCGAGCGGTTAGTCCCCATGCTAATCTCATGCTGCGAGAACATATCCATAGTTGAGCCTTTGGTGATCTCCAACGCAGTAGTGTAAGTTGGTGGAAGACTCCCAATGTTAATATGCTCGGGCTTATGTCCCATCACAGGATTGTAAAGTATCACCTCTCAATGAGTATCATCGGGTAGAGTTTCAAGTCTTGCCCTCTTAGGTGCAAGCATTTTCCCTTTAGCGGCAGTATAATTAAACTCGTCAATCGAATTGTTCGTCCTATTCCAACGAATCTGCAGAGGCATACTTGCATCAACAGTCGACTTTCCCCAGAACACTCCAGGAATATCTATATCCTTAAACTGTTCAAGATTATAATAGTCGTATGGGTAATTCTCCTGCTGGAGTATCACTCCGTTGGCTGCAGTAATAAATGTACCCTTCGGGAATTCTACATTTGGTTGAATGTATAACTCGATTAAAGTAGCCCCAGGTACCCGTGAGTCAAAAGGAATATCCCTATTAAAAACGAGAGAAGCGCCAGCAACAGGATTTGGACGAGTTTCACTGGTAACATCCTTCCCCCTTTTTTTATAGTTGGTTTGGATATAACCTAAGTCCCGATATTTAGCCTTAATTAACCAAGGCATAATATCTAATTCTGTCGCTCCCATATGGTAAGCTGGGGCAAGAATATCAAAAGGAGACCAAACTCCAACATCTACGTCACCAAGATAAACTGGGTCACCCCCCGGAGACATAATGATTGGACCCTTTCGAGCATTCCAACGATCATCCAAGAACCCATTACCACAAGCGTAGATCCAACCAGCAAGTTCTCGCACTACCCTCTTCATCTTTAGTGCCCGCCATAGATGCTTGAGAACCTTATTCGCGGTCTTCGCAGCTTTAATATCTTCATCTTCCTGGGAGCTCGGAACTACGGACATAGTTGGTTGAGTTCTCACCATATCCGCAACCTGGCGTCTCCATCGGGGAAGCAGAATATTATCAACAGTTCGTGATCTTCCCTTCACCTTCTGAATATGTTGCAGGATATGTGCAGTAGAATTAAACATTGTATACTGCTTGCCACTCAGAAATGCCAATGCGAGTATCCATCTTGCCTCAAAAGGTCGTCTGATCTCCAGTCCAAGATCATACTTCTCTTTCACTATAAACCAGAGTTCATCGTCCTTCTTAGTTGTCTTACTCTTCTTAGGCATCAAGTGCAATGCCGCTTTACTTTCGCCCGGTAGTCTCATCTTCTACCACCTCGCCAATGTTTTGTTCATCCTCAATCTGTTCATACGGTGAATCAATCGAGGTAAACGGGTTAGCTTCTTCTGGGTCTCCCCGATAGTTAGCATAAGATTCAAAGTTTCTTGCCATAAGACGATCAAACAGTTTGTTTAGTTGTCCAACCAGTCTCCGATTATCTTCTCTTATCCGTTGGTTCTCCTTCGCGAGAAGATTAATCACCTTGTCCTGGCCTAACTGAACATCCTGGAATCTTGCAACTTGGCCTGCAAGACTTGCAACTTCGCTTCGTAATCCCATAGTTTATCCTTTCTCGTCAGGAATATCAAATGCTGCTCGAATGGCATCGCACAAAGGAAGTACCATCTTATCATCAACAGTACTCTTTGTACCCTCTACAAAATTCTCAACGAAGTCGAGAACCATATCCGCAAACTTCTTCAGCAATTCGGGAGTAAGTATCCCTACGATAAGTTTTATCAAGCTACTAATTAGAAGTGTCTTCATGAGCTATTCTCCTTATCAAAGTTTTTTTGCCTCTTTACTATTCTTTTCCACTCACGGTGGTCAAACTCTTTAAGAGCTATCTCTCAGAGCCTGGTAATTTCAAATAGCCGTTTGACGTTGTGACAATCTTGCGCCATTACCTGAAACTTTAGCTCTTCTCGAGCCGATAGAAATTTTGTCATACTCCCTTCAGCGTGTGCCCAAGGATAAGGACTATAAGACTCCCAAGAGCTGCTATTAAAGTAAATATACCAGTAATTAATGTTCCCATCATTAGTTTTCTCATCCAACAAATCTCCTTGGTATTAGCTGCAATTTTACCCAAGCAATCCTCATGTGTAGCGCAATGTCCTATATCCACACTTCTTCTCCCAACAACTCCTGGCCTTCGTTTATCCTTAGCCATAAGGTTTCTACCTTTGGATTACAAACTTAACCCGATGGTTGGCGCTTAGTGTACATGCTGAGAAATCAATCACAGGTCTCCACGGGGAGCCGCCAAAATACTCAATCCTTGGTTCTCCATCAGTACTCAAAAGAGAACACCCGTAGAGCCCACCAGCAACTGACGCGTCAAAGATAATCAGCTCATCATTCGCTGCCCCCGGAGTAAACACAACAGAGTAGATTCTCTCTGTTTCTCCGAAGTCCCAGTCTGCGTCAATCGCAACCACTTGAACAAGTGCTTTACCTCTTATTTCTACTGCTGCCATAATTTACCTCCCTTCATTTAAGTTCTGTTCCTAAAGTTTTAGAGCCTCCACCGACAAGCGGTGGAACTTTAACAAGTAATACAGATACATCATCAAAGTAAAGTAAGTCCGATGCTGCTGGATTACCATTAAATGCGATCTGAAGGTTTCCAGTTACGTCCACGCCCAGAATAACAGTTGCTGCTACCCTTGTCCAGAGATCACCAATTAGTGTCACTAGCTCATTTCCTGTAGCACCCGCAAGATCACCTGCTGGTCCTACAGCTATGTCTTTAAGTGTATTCCCTACGGGAACAAGAATATTAGCACTAACGACTACCGTGGTACTTGCGCTAATTGGACAATCCCCAGTAGGAAGATAAGCACCAAGGGTTCCATCTCCCACTGCAGTTAAAAGTGCTTGTTTATCATCGGCTCCTCCTATGGAAGCTGAACTAAAAGTACAGGTACCAGTATCTGTTCCTACCTTAACCCAGTTACCAATATCCGTGTTAAAGTCTTGGTCATTCTGAGCGGTTATTATCTGGTCACCAAGTCCCATTACTAATCCTCCGTTGTTCGAGTACCAAATTTACCCAAGCCGCCAGTATAGGCTGCAGCAGCCCCAGGTAAACCACCTGTTCCAAGCAGTCCGAGACTCGCAAAGAATCCTGCACGAGCTGCATCAGTAGGACTATCCCCAGGATCTGGGTAGAACCCCGTACTTGCTGCTGCCATATGATCATCAATCTCAGCCATAGATAAGTACCAACGTGAGAATAGTTATCGCAGGAACGAGAGGGATAAGTACATGAACTGCTACCCGCCGCTTCCTCTTCGGAGACATAAACTTCTTTGTATACTCAGCATTGTCCTCGCTCATATGCCAAAGAATTTTCTCATTCACTGCGTTAGCAATAACTTCACCACGGAACTCCCGCATCTGATCTCCCGCATGACTAATCCTACCAGTCAACGCATGAGTTGCAGCAGTACCAGACTTGTCAATCCCACAACCACAGGGACATTTGTCCAGTGGATACTTCTTCCCAGCGGCAAGTTCAAGAAAGAACTCTCCGATAATCGCTTGAGTAACATCCCGATGAAGTTCTTCTCTTCTCGCAGCCTTCTCGGCAAATGCAATCGAGCGTGCGTAAGGGTTATCCTTTCCATAACCTTGCTCGTCCCACAGTTTCTTATAATCGAGTAGCATCATTTTACTAACCTCAATCTTGTTGTATAGGTTCCGTCAGAAGTAAGTCCAGTCGCAATACTTCCGAGAGTAGAATTCGCATCGTCAAACTGCTCAACATTTCCACTCGCCTCCGTGATCACAGTCTTATTGACGAGTGCAATCATGAGCTTCTTCACATAGAAAGCAACTTTCCCTGCAGTTGCAGGGTTCATCTCCGCCCCATTAAACGCGGTTGAGTCCGCAAGAATATCAGTCACAGCAAGATCATTCAAAGCTGCAATCGCCGCTGGTATATCATCAGTTTGGAGCTCGTTGGTATCTGCCAGAATGGAGTCGAGGATCGTGTCTAATCTTCCTGTATTTGTCCAATCCCCCTGGAGTTCGTTCGTATCTGCAAGAATAGTTGCTAAGTCACTCAATGCTCCCGCATCGGGTAGGGCATCAGTGATTACCTTAACCGCGTCAAGTAATAGGTCAAGCCTACCTCCGTTAACCCAATCAGTCTGGAGCATATTTGTATCAGCGAGGATAGTTGCAAGGTCACTCAACGCTCCTGCATCCGGTAGTGCATCTGTAATAACCTTAATCGCATCAATGAGTAAATCAAGTCTCCCTCCATTAACCCAGTCAGTTTGGAGTTCATTTGTGTCTACCAAGATAGCATCAATATCAGTATCATGGTCAGCCACATCCGAGCTTCCCATCAGTTTATTCGTAGGAAGTTTCCCTTGTATCTCGTTAGTATCTGTAAGAATTGTCCCGAGATCATTCAATGCACCAGCGTCTGGTAAAGCATCAGTCACTACCTTAACTGCGTCAAGAAGAAGATCCAACCTCCCACCATTAATCCAGTCGGTTAGTGCTCCCATCCTTGCAGCAGTTACTTCGTTGGTATTTGCAAGCTGAGCATCAAGATCAAGTCCTCCTGCGTCGGAGATTGCTAATCCCCCAGCCGCATCCGCTGCTGCATTGGGCAATGCGGTTAGCCCCGCACGTACTGCATCGTCGAGATCTACCGCATGCATTGCGCTCGCATTACCATAGGTATCAACCTCAATAGTTGTATCTAACCAATCCTTCTGCCCTTGGTCGGCTACATAGATACTCAGTCTTGCCGCCTGCATCTCAGTAGCAGTAAGAACAAGTGAGTACCCAGTTCCCTCGTCCGCAAATGCATTAACAGTACTTGCTTCAGCCCCCTCATCTTTAATCAGCGTAGTATCTCCGGCAGCATGAGCCGCATCAACCTTAAAGTCTATCCCGTCAGTCTCAAAGAGCGAGAAATGAACAGTAGTTTCGACCCCATATTTTCTAAGAAAAATACCTTGGCCCATCTTAGTACCCCTCTATTCTTCGTCTAAAGATTACAATATCTACTGGCCCACCCAAAGGGTCAATCTCTATTCCTGCGTACATCCAAGTAGCCCCCCAACGACCAGCACTATTAGCGGGGTTCTCAGCAGGATGCGCTCCAAATATAAGCGAAGGAACAAGCATACACGTTGCTGACTGTCTTTTTACTCTTGAATCAACCGCCATTAGTCACCTGCCCCAAACTCACCACGGGTAAAGGTCGTGTCGTCATCGGAGATAATCGCTGACTGATCCTTATTATCTTCAGCTGCATTATAGACGTGAATCCGAGTTGAGGTTGTCTCAATCTTGTTCCGGAGAAACTTGTAGAGATAGCCAAGCTTGTCAACAAGAGTAGTATCTACTGCTAACTCTTCATCTCCGGGCTCATTAAAGGTATCAACATTCAGCACATCGAGTACCTGTGCGTTTATATCTGCGGCCGAAACATCATTAAGTGCGTCGATAAGTGTCTTCAATGCTCCAAGTCCATCTGTTGCATTACTTAGATCAGTTTGGATACCATCAACTACTGTATCAATAGTATCAATCTTTCCGTCCAAGGTAGTCCCAGTATCAACCTCGATTGCTACAACTCTGGGCTGCATATCCGCGGTGTCTACTAAGATGGTATCAACCACTCCATCTATCGTGTCTTGCTTAGCCTCTGTGGCCAAGAGTCCATGACCAGTATCCATCTCCGCCTTAGTGGGCGGGTCATAATCAGAGATTGCAGTATCTGCCTCAGCATTTACTTCTCCCTTCATGCCGACAGACATTCCCCCGAGATCGGTTAGTCCAGCTCCAGCTGTACCTATCTGAGTCTGAATATCTTCAGTATCCGCTTGGATTCCATCAAGCTCACCCTGGAGTGTCGTTCCCGTATCTACTTCTATTGCCACTACCCTCGGCTGCATATCCGCTGTATCGACGAGAATAGTATCAACTACTCCATCAATAACATCTTGCTTGGCTTCGGTTGCGAGTAATCCGTGTCCTGTGTCCATCTCCGCCTTGGTTGGAGGGTCATATGCAACGAGAGCATCATTACATTCACTTTGAACCTCCGCGTCCCAAGCTGCATTCCACGGAACTGCGGAAAGACCAGCACCAGCTGCACCTATGTCATCTGTGTCAGCGAGGATACTTACAGTCTCAGCCTTAACTGCTATAATATCCACTGCAATATTTGCCCCTGTTGCGTCAGTAATAATAGCATCAAAGATCTCATCTATATCAAGAGCTCCACTATCACTGATCACTAATCCACCAGCAGCGTCGGCTACTGCAGCAGGAAGTGCTGTACCAGACAAACCACGAGTAGCCGAGTAGTTATCACAAGCACTTTCTAAGTTAATTGCTGCGGTAGTATCCTCACTCACTGCTTTGATATTCACATCCATGTAGCCGTCATCTTTAGCTACAAACATGGAATCCCAAGCAGCTTCACACAAAACCATATAGTCGTGTCGAATAGGCAACGAGTCAGCATGATGGACTACTAAGGTTAGAGTCCCTTCTGTATTCGTATCCGTAGCGTCAAGCTCACAGTTATAGTATCCGTCAACTGTCCCAGCTCCATCGTGGACTGGCGCCGTAGCATCGTTTTTATTCGCGAGTGCTTGACCATTCTTGGATAACTCTACATCAAGTGTAGAACCTGTTACAGGAGTATCTCCGTCACTATCCTCCACAAAAGGTCCAATCAAAACATCAACTGCCGTGTTTGCTCTTAGAAATTGCATAGTTATCTTCCTATGTTTTTATTTAGGTGATGCCACAACGGAACAATAGTCCCTTCTGTTTCTGCCCCTACCCAGTCTGCGTCGTCAGCCTTAAATAGATCACCATACATTGTCATTGCTATACCAGTAGTTATACCATTCTGGCCACCAATAGCAAAATACCTAAGTCCTTCTCTTAGTGAGCCTGTTAGTGCTAAGTCCTCAATTTTTGCTCCATCAACTCGAAATTCCCAATGTGTATTTGTATAATCATATTCTACTTCAAGTCTATACCAGGTATCAAGTATTACTTCAGATGAAAGTGCTGTTGGTGCTCGCCAATCTCCATCATCCCATACGCCTCCTACAAAATAAAGCTTACCATCAGTATAACGATAAAGATTCACTTCCCAAGTTCGCTCATTATTCTCGTCTGTTCCTGCCATAACTATTTTAACATTAGTATTAGCCAAACTATGAGACTTTATTTGCACATAACCTCTGGTATAACTTATTGGCTGGCCACCAGGTCCAAGATCCTTATACGCCGTTGCTCTCCAACCGGTTGACGCAGAGATAGACTCAATTATTTCATCTCCGCCACCTGTAGGTCGTGCAACATCACTATTATCCCAATCAAGACTACAACCGGTCCCAACAAGTTCGCCAAACCCTGCTTCAACACCAACACCTTCAAATGATGTTGAGAATATCTCAGCCATAGATAACTACCTCCCACCAGTTTTCTGGAGGTTCCATTGTTAGTTCCCCTACCCAAAGAATATAATCAAGTAGTACATCTTCCTCAGTCTTCTTCGGGAACGCAAAGATACGTATATAACAATGCCTTAGATCACTCTCCAAGGCAGCGTCTAAAAAGCTTTTAACGACCACTTCGGCATGAGCGGCAGTAACATTCTTATTAGGTAACTTATCCCCACCGAGATATTTATCCAGTTTAACGGCAAAGACGCCTTTACTATAAATATTATGGCACTCAAGTATATCATCCCAAAGAATAGTCATGTTTGTCCGTCACTCCTGAATAAATATTCTTACTCTCATGTCATAAATCATCACTCCGGGGATACCGCCATATTCGTAGGTGCCGAAGGTACTGATTTTGTAAAGGAAAAAGGGATAGTAGCCGATTCCCCCCATAGATTAACTGCTCTTACCTGAATATTATTCATCCCCTCTGGAAAACCGCCAAGATCATGGTGGATCATAACTTTGTCAGCGCCCACATCTTGACTCCCCATAACCCCCCAGGTGGCACCATCATCAAGACTGAGCTCAAACCCAGCAGCACAACCATTATCATTCTCGAGCTTACACTGCGGGTCACTAATCAGAAATGGTGACGAGAAAGCTACCGAAGTAAAACCCAAGAGAGCAACCACCAAACAGCCTAATAATTTTTTCATCTCGATTCCTCCATTGACACTCAATCGGTTCATACGATGAACCAATTTAGGTTAAAAGTCCAACATCTCTGAGAGTTCCCCATCAATACTACCGACATAGTCGTCTGCATAGGTAAGTTTCTGCTTAGCAATCACAGTTGCAAGGCAGCGTTCTTCAAGCGTAGGTTCAGCATCACCTGCTGGCCTACTTCGGATGTGATCTTCGAGTTCAAGAAAGTCCTCTTCGAGCAGTGATAGCTCTTCCCAGGGAGCAGCTTTATTTACCTCAAGGGCTATACCTAACGCAATTACCTCATCATCATTACAACCCACCTTAGCTTCGGCTTTCCCATGCTTAGTACGAATAAAGGTAACGAGTTCACCACAACACTTAGCATCACACCAACCAGTTCCAGTGATAAGCCAATTCCGAATACTCGCAACCATACTACGTTTCGAGTTAGTATCCGTCCACCAACCCTTCCGATAACTTGGGGACTGTTTGGCTGTGTCAAACTTCATCATCATGTAAGGATTTGGTAGGTCAAGGTTCTCGACCAGTAAATCAAAAGTTGCGAGGCCAGGCCCGTTAGCCTCTACAGCCCACCAGGGCTCTTCACGCTCGGGGAAGGTGTAGAATTGAGTAACCAACCATATCACCTTTGCGAGATCAACTTCGTTTAGTTGGGAATTATACGAAGCTGCAATTGACTCTGTCTCTCTTTCGAGAACCTTGACCACAGAGGCATCACTGGTGACTTTGCCTTCGGCAACATCAGAGACGACAATGTAGGATTTGTTTACACTTGGGGGAATAAAGACTTTGAAGTAGTCTTCGTACTCGTGGGGGGAAGGAACCTTCTCAAGCGAGTATCGCTCTTTGTCCCAACCATCTATATGAGGGAGATAGCATACTGAGCTTTTCGAATATCTAAGTAATGCTTGTATACGCTCTCCACTTGCTCCATCGAACACTGGAAATCCTGCGCCAATGTAGTCAATATCGAGTTCCTGAGCAATCTCTTGAGGTTTACGTCGGATACATTCTCGATCATAATAAGGAGATCTAAGTGCTTTTCCTTGCCAGTGATATTCATCGACAGTCTTCCCCGCTGCCCTTGGTTTAGGCCAGACACAGTATAAACCCTCACGTTTGTTTGGATGAAGTGACCAATGAAGAACTACTTTCTTTGTGATATTGTTCGTAGCGAGTTCATAATGCTTACCAGCCGCGCCAAAAGGCGTAGAATTAGCAATTCGCACAGGAGTAGCATCACCCGCAGCAGTCCATGCAGCGTCATCAGTGGTCTCCCACTTGGCAAATTCATCAAACAGTATACCCGAATATCGTCCCTGAGTCGAAAAGTTCGCATTATTAGATTCTCCAGTGATCGACCCACCCGAGACTGGGTTCTCCAGCTTCAAAAAGTTATCATGCTTACGTTTGTCAAAGCCCTCAGGAACGAGCCATTGAGGGAGCTTATAGAGGTTGAAGCGTAGCTTATGAAAGTGTGTCCTCGGATCACCAATCTTGTCCACATAGTCTTCTTTTCTACTTCCACAAAGAAAGTCGTAGGGACGTTTCTGATTGAGCCAGAACCACTCAAAGGTAAGGAGTATCATCCAGGTCGCACCCATATCACGAGATTTTTCCCATAATAAATCATGAGTGTGAAGCGCATCAGCAGACTCGATCACCGAGGCAAGTTCAACTATCGCATCATCTTGGAAGTCATAAGTACAAAAGGGGAGAACAGCGTAAGGTTTCACCCGAATATCCAAGGTGAAAAAGAATGCGTTGAAGGCGAAGAGGATATCCCTGAAAAAGAGTTCGCGAACCTGTTCGCGGTAGACAAGGTCCGAGGAGGCTTTAACCAATATCTCTCTCCGCCACTCCATATTCTCACGATGTATCTTTGGGAAGTTCAATAGAGCATCCTCAATGGGCCGCCAGCGGCCACTATGGCGTCGCCCGCCACAAGGGCGGTCGCCACCACAAAAGCAAAAGCAATAAAAAAGCAAAGGAACCATTCGAAGAACAAGCTACCAGCAAAGAACAAACTCCATCGAACCTCAAACGGTTCATTGCATGAACAGATACTCGACACGATTATACATTCTCCTTGGTAAGATCAAACACCGAGTCACGCAGATCATCGTCTGACATATCTTTGACGTTCTGGTGAAGATGAAGGTGTCGTTGTGGAGCTGAAGCCCCAGATTTACGCACTCCAGCACGATCAAGAATATCCTTCGCAGCATCCTGTCGGAGCTTCCGTTCAAAGCGGTTAGTAATCGGCATATGTAGATCCTCATCCATGATCTCCACAGCATCTTGAGCCATACGTTGAATATCGAGTCGCATGTCGACCGCAATCTCATCGGACATAGCTTCAAGTCGTGCAACCTCTATCTGAATATGTGGAGTAGCGAGAACATGAGTGATCTGAGCAGTGGTGAAGCCGAGAATCATTGCGATCTCCGAAGGCCGAACCCCTCCAACGAGCATCCTGGCCATCTTCCGATGATGTGGTCGGATATACTGAAGTGGTGCGGTTAGGTATGTGTCGTTCGCTCCTTGTGGATTGACACCCATGAGTTAAAATCCTTTCCCAGACTCTTTGATTTGGAGGGTCCCTTTGATGAACCCATAAATTTCAAGTGGAGTTTTCATATTCCACTTAGTAAACGCCAGTTCCTCAAGTTTTGCGAGCTGTTTGGGTGTAATATTGTACTTCTTCATAATCTTGTTAGTCTGGCCTACTGTCATACTTGGCATGTCATCAAAAAAGTTAGGTTGCTTGTCGGGTGGCCCAAGACGTTCCTCGAGTATCTTCCCAATATCCTCACCGAAGGTATCGGCATCAGTTAAGAACTCATCCATATCAGACTGGGAGATTAGATCAAGTTGCTCGTCCTTAGGAATCTCTTGAAGAGTTCCCTCTTTAGGCTTATTAAGTTTCTTGGTCAGAAGGTGGCCTTCCTTCTCGTCGGTCTTCTTCTGGAGTTGACTAAGCACTGCCTTCTTCCCTGAGGCGAGCTCATCAGGAGTGATTAAACCTGCTTGGTACTGATCATTAAGTTTCTTCGTAAGCTGACTATACTCCTCAGCAACACCGAGTGACTTACCCGCGAGCTTCTTAGCGGCTCTTGAGGGTTCCACGTCTCCGAACAGACTTACCATATCCTCAAGCGGTTCAAACGATGAACCAATCCTCGATTCGTCAAGACTTACCTCTTTGATATTCTTGCTCAGCATATCTTCCGAGATGTCTCCGCCGAGATACTTGGTTCCGGAAGTCTCACCAAGAACTAAGTCAGTGGGTTTAAACTCCCCAGCAAACTTATCCAGATCTCCCTCAGCGCTCATCTCTGCGACTTTTGCAAGGTCTTTCCACGCAGAATCAAGTACTCCCTCAACATCTGTAGCAACGAATTCATCGGTCCCTGGTTTAACCGTTTCGACTGAAGAGGTAAAGCTTGGAAGTTCCTCTTTCTCAAAATGCTTATTAATAAACGCATTCATCTGGTCGGCTTTAGCATAGCCTGTCTCTCCGACTCCTTGATAGACTCCCCAGGACTTCTCGGGGTCTTTAGTCCCCGCAGCACGTTTGATATTTAGTGTATGAACTGGAGGAGGTGAACCCATCCCTACCTCTTCTTTGATTATCTTCTCCAGGTCAATCTGACGATACCAGTCAGCGAGATCCATCTTAGCCCCAGTCATAGTCGGCTGAGTTAGATTCTTAAACTCTTCGTGCCGTTTGACCCCACCTATCTCGTGGAAGCCCATACGTCTGAAGGTTGGTTCGGTTCCTGTACCTTGCCAGGTCCGCTTGTCAACCATCAACACGTCCTTAGGATCGAACATCTTGAGCTCGAATTCGTCAAAGCGGTGGGGGGAGTATTGGATTGCCTTAAACCCACGAGCAAGGTATTCGTCTGCAAGAGCTTGGTTAAACTCTTTCTGACCTACCTTAAGTTTAAGTGCGGATTTAGTTGTTCCATAAAACGAACTACCCTTAAAGAGACCTTTAGAGATCCCAGCGGTGAACATAGATTTTAGCTCTGGATTCGTCTGAATAGACTTCCGAAGTACGGCTTCGTATACATCTTTTATTACCTTCCCACCACTTGGAGTCCAAGCCATAACCGTCTGATGTTCCGGAGGACCACCGAAGAGTGGCATCACACGAGCTACTTGAGAGCTATGCGCAAAGGCACTTGCTTTCCCTGGTTTAGTACTTAAACTTATTCCGAGTGGTTCGCCGAACTCAAGTTCCTTCCCTCTTGCGTGTCGAAAGTCAGGTCGAGATTGGGATTTACCAGAATACTGCTCAAATTTTCCGGTCCAGGGTTCGTTAACTGCTAACTTTGAGCCAGTATCATATTGTTTAGGGGTTACATAAGTCTTTCTACCGTGGAAGTATGTTGAGCGTATCATATCGCTCGCAACCTCAGCTTCTCGTCCTGCGGTCATTGCGGGTCCACGAGCCTTAAGTTCTTGCTGCATGGCTTTACGAACCGCTTTGGCTGCCTTAGGTGGTAATCCTTTGATTTGACCAACCGCGGAGACTGACCTTGTTCCTCCGAAGGCACCGAAGCCGGTTGCTTCAGCTATTGCCTCGAGCGGATCACCAGCTCTAACTCCTTCACCCTTCGCAGACCGGAATAGCGGGCCAAATGACTCGCTTGTTTCGTCAATCACTGTCTTTCTCGGGTCGAGGATATTCAACACGCTTACTTCCCGTCCAAGTCGCCCAGCAGCTTTTACTGGCTCACCAATGTACCTGTCGAATTGAGTGATGATTAGGTCGTCCACACGAGCTTTGAATTCCTCGATCTCTTCGCTCGTTTCTTGACCTATGTTCGCTTTCAGCTTTTCCATTATACTCCATCATACCACGAATCCGTGTGTATGTCAAATTCCCTCATACCCACGAACCAACTAAATTTGAGCATCGGAATGTTTCTCGTTGAGCACGGGAATATTTCTCGGTGAGATTGGCTAACCATTCCCTTGATTGGCTAACCATTCCCTTGATTGGTTCATGCCACGAACCGATTTAGGCATCCGTACAGAGCTTTAGCTCTGCTCTGCTCTGCTCTGCTCTTCTCTTTCTCCCGCTAACGGCTGTCCGGTAGGAACCAGAGATAACACCCACCTCCGGAGATAATACCGACCTCCAGAGATAATACCCACACCCACCCACCCACCCA